GACTCCGATGCTTACAAATCGATGGTGGCATCTGGCAAGGGAAATTCGGACTCTGTTAAAGTCGGAAGTTTTTTCAACCGGAAAGCTGACATTGGTGTTGTTACTCTTGACGCTGCCAGCGCCGGAAAGCTCCCGATTCCTTATCGAGTTCCCGAAATCATCATCCCGCCGGAACGGTCGTCAAAGGTGCGTGACTTGATTACTGTTGCGACTGCCGGAACCGGAACAATTGAATACACAGAAGAGACCGGGTTCGCGCCACTCTTCACTGAGCTTTCGGCGGATGTCACAGCCGGAACGAATATCATGCCCGTAGTAAGCGTTGCCGGTTGTTTCGTTGGTCAAACGATTTTCGTTGGCCTTGAGGAGTTTGTCGTCGGCGCAATCGACGACACAGAAGATGCGGAAAAAATCACATTGGCCGGCGCATACGGAGTTGCAATCGATTATGCGAAGGGCACGGATATTGTGTCCAACGTTTTCGCGCCAACTGCCGAGGGGCGGCGCAAACCGCAGATGAACATTTCCTATGAGTTGAAAAGCCTATCGGCAAAAACGGTCGCATCGTGGATACCAGTCACGAAGCAAGCGCTTTCGGACGCGACGCAACTCCAGAGCCTCATCAACACGCGGCTCCTTTATGGTCTTTCCCTGACCGAAGATTATCAGTTGCTTTACGGCGACGGCATCGGGCAGAACTTGCAGGGCATCATGACAAATGCGCTTGCACAGTCCTACGCCTGGTCAAGCGGCATTGTTGGCGATACTCGAATCGACGCAATCCGCCGCGCCATGACTCTTGCGCGTCTCGCTGAGTATCCGATTTCCGGTGTGGTTCTTCATCCGACGGATTGGGAATACATCGAACTGGCAAAGGGAAGCAATGAGCGATACATCTGGGTCCAGGTTACGACCGGCGGCGTGATGCAGCTTTGGAGAGCGCCCGTTGTGGACACAACCGCAATCGCAGTCGGCGAGTTCCTGACTGGAGCCTTCCAGCTTGGTGCGACGTTGTACGACCGCGAAATGGCGTCCATCGATGTTGCAGAACAGCACGCCGATTTCTTCATTAAGAACATGGTTGCGGTTCGCGCCGAAGAGCGCATCGCGCTTGCGACTTTCCGTCCCGAGGCTTTCGTGGTCGGCGACTTCGATAGCGCTCCGGTTTAAGCGTAGGGAAATGTTTTGAAAAACAAAGTCAAAAAAATGGTCAAGGTAGTTATCCTGAAAGGGGCGGCTGCCTTGACCAGTGATAGGTTCCAATTGATGGAAGAAATACAGGCGCGTCGCCTGGAGCGAAATGGTAAAGTCAAAATTCTTTACGCAACCCAAAAACACCCCGGCCCAACTTATCGAAAATTCACGGTCGGAGGGTAAATGTTTATTTGGTGGAAGAAAATTCCGTTATGGTTTGGCGACGATCCGCCGCCGCAGCCCCCTAATCCAGAACCTACGATCCCAGATCATGCCGACACGCAATGAACTTATGATGAAGCGATTGCCCATTGGGTCAAGGCTGTGGGCGCGATGTTGGGTTAAGGGCCAGGATACAGGATACATTGATTTCTTTTACGGGCTGCATGAATATAAGGGATGATTGACAAATGACCGTAACCGTTGGACCAATTGAAGGAAACGTAGTAATCAGCGCCGCCGAAGTTGGGACGTGGTTAGATATTGCTCCGCCGCCGGACATCGTAAATGGAATTTACGCGATGATGCTGACCAGTGCAAAGCAGCTTGCCGATCAATATTGCAATAATCCTTTCCTGGATGAAGACGATTTAGTTGTAATTCCGACCGCCGTAAAGAACGGCGTACTTCAAATCCTGACAGAGATAAACGCATCGTGGCAACAGGCCAAGGGCGGCGGAACGACGAGCGGATCGATCATCAAGGAAAAGGTCGGCGATGTCGAAGTTCAATATGACAAAAGCAGCGTGACTTCCGGTATGGGTGACTTGTCGGCATTCGCAAAAAGTCTGCTTGACATTTACAGGCTGATGCCGTTGTGACAACGAAGGATGATAACGAAGATGAACAGCGCTTGCTTGAAGCAATTAAATGGCTCGATGGACGCGGGATTCAGGCCGGTGTCTTTGGTGGGACGAATCGACTTGCCAGCAAAAAACGGAAAACTAGACGTCCGAAAAAAGGCAGGCCAATTGCACTCTATGCGCTCGTTCAACACGAGGGCAATCGGTCCGGGACAATTCAGGCGCGGCGATTCATTAGCGACGCCGTTGATACGAATCAAGCGAAATGGGAACGCGAGTTCGAGAATGGATTCGAGGAAGTTTTGAAAGGACGCAAAACAACCGAAGGTCTTTTGACTGAAATCGGCATGATCGATGTTGTCGGCGATATCCAAGAAATGATCACCACATTGGAAGTCATTGACACCGGCGCACTGCGCCAGGCGATACGCGCCAAGATTAGAAAAGGGGAGCCTCAGGAATGAGCGTTGTCGGAAATATGATTGCAAAGTTCGGAAGGGCGGTGATCGTCAACCGCCGCGCTCCGGGCGATTACGACGGCGACGGGGAGTGGGTCGAAGGTGCGTTGACCGTGGTCCCGATGACGATGTCCATTCAGCCGTCGACCGGGCGCGATCGGCAGCTGATGCCCGAAGGTGTGAGGACAGAGAACATCAAGAAAGTTTATTCCGAAGCTGCGTTACAGGGCGATGACGAAGACTCGAAAACCATTGCCGACATTATCGTTGACGGCGCTTTGAAATATAAGGTCGTAATCGTCGAAACAAACGATGCGAATTTTTTGAATCATCATCGTATTTTTGCACAGTTGATAACGGAAAGCACATGACCTGGAACGACCTAAAAAGTGCGATGCAAGCATTCATACGGGATGCCAGTGGATACGCCGGGAACCGCGTCATATGGGAGCGGCAGGGCAAGCCGCGTCCTACGGACGATTACATTTCTCTTTCGACTTCTGCGTACATTGGTCAAGGTGAAGATGAACTAATCACACCGGACCAATATGCTCCGTCCGACCAGGCGACTTCCGAAGGCATACGAATTTTTACTCTTCATATCCGAATTTTTGCAAATGACTTTTCGGCCATAGGTCAGCGCATTCAGAATTATTTCCGCAGCAAAGAAAAAGCTTTTTTGTATTTGAAGAAACAACAAATTGTCACGATGACAATTCTGACCATCGGCGGTGCACCATCCATATGGACTTGGCTCATAGAGGGCGGCGAATTTGAGATTGAATACGATCCATTGACGCCTCCAATGGCTTCTATCTTGAGCGATATGGGTAGTGCAATAAACGATGCGACCTGGCTTCACGGGATTGAAGCACACGTTTACAACGCCGTTGCCGATGATCCGAAGCGCGTTGAAATTATTTCAAATCCCGGCCATGAATTTACGTTCGGCACGGATGATGAAAAAGTCACAATGGTTGAAACGCAGGCCGCCGTTGATCTTTCGTGGCGCGGCGATTTCGGCCTACAAACCGTCCCGGATGAATTGCGTACAAATTACGTTGGCACCGGTGCGCTGGATGTGTTACTGTCAACCAGTAGTAGGCTCGTCGAAGAGGCTATGCAGTATATTGAAAAGGTCGAGATAACGAACGAAGGAAATGGCGAAATGGTTGTGGTGGATATTGACAATCCGCCCGCATAACTTGGAGGATAAATCATGTCGGCAATTGATAATGTTGTACACGTAACGATTTCAATTCTGAACGTCGGCGTGACTCGCGCCGGGTTCGGTACAGCAATGGGCCTTGGAGTTCAAATGGCTACGCCATTGGATCGTGTCGCGTACTACGATCAAAGTGCCGGTCCCGGTGATGTCGGCGACGGCGGCAATCCGATGCAGGATGCGTATGAAGCGTATTTTGCGCCAAGCCCGAAACCCACAACCTTTGCCCTGGGCAGAATAAAAATCAATCTATTCTCATTCCTGCTTGGCGGTGCATTGAACGCCGGAGAATATGGATTCACGCTTAATTGGAAGTTCGATGAAGGTACTGAACAAAGCGTTGATATCCTTTATGATGCTGCTTACGAAGACGAAGACGAAATTCTTGACGGGCTTGCGTTAGCCGTTAACGCCGCCGATTGTCCTTTTGCCGCCGGTGCC